CAGGACCGCCAGGAACTCTTGGAATCATTCTCCCTAAACCTCTAATTCCCTTAAATAGAAGACCTAGACCTAACGTCAATGGAGAGAATAACGCCTTTAATGCTGCAACACCCATTAATGCTGTAACAACAGCTATTCCAGCGACAATCGCACCAATACCAGACTCATCACCAAACAACGTCATTATTCCCTTAAATAATCCACCTTCTGGTCCAAAGAAGGCATCATAAAAAGTTTTTAATTTTGGAATAAGAGTTTTATCAATAAACTCAGTTACTTTCTTGAAAGTATCACTTTGCAGAAACTTACCAAGTGCGATAAGAAATCCACCAAACACAAGAGTACCAAAAAATGCCTTCAGCCCTAGTTTTGCTATCTTACCTTTTTCTTTTGCCTGATCGGCAAGAAACCCTGTCATCTTTGATAGCAGAGAATTTCTCTTCTTCTCATCAGGTTCAGTAGTTCCTTCTGCATCATCCTCAGCCTGACCCGCTCTACCCGCATCTCCCATTCTAGGAAGTGCCATGCTCGGAATGTTCGGTATTTTACTAGTTGCACCAACAGGAGACATGACTGTTGCTTTACCATCAGCACCAGCCTGCATTAAATTTCCTGCTTTTGATAGGACTAATTTATTACCCTCAGAGTCCACCGCGTCGCCGGGTTCACCACTAGGAGAGGGCACATCAAAAAAAGATGCGTCTTTCTTTTCTTCTTCACGCGACTCTACAAGTTCTTTCGTGACGATAATGAGAGCGCCAAGTTTTTTGTTTGTCTCTTCTCCTGTGTAGGGCATAACTTATTCCTTACTTCTTAGGTTTGCTGAGTGCCTGTGCGCCAAAGAACGCTGCAACGATACCGGCAACTGCGATGAAATACACACCCGCCATATCACCAAGAATCTTGGCGGCCTGTTCCATATTGAAAACTGTTGCAAGGACTACGATAATGGGATACATTAACATACCGCCAAGTGAGTACCATGCCATAGTACGCTGTGCATCACGCATTGCATCTGCATCCTCAAGTTCCTTACGTTTGAACTCAAGCCACATATCATGTTCGTCAGGACTAACCTTACCATCGCCATTCGTATCTGCTGGATGATGACCTGATGCTTTAATTTCTTCTTCGCCCATTTGATTATCCTCTCATTTGTTGTTGTTTTATTCTTTCGTTTTCTTCTTTTATGTGATTAGATAAAAGTCCTATGTAAACATCCCTTTCCCATGGCATCATATTTTCTAGTTCAGTTAAACTATATTTATGGTGTGTTACTAAGTCAAAATTAACCTTATAATAGTTTTGCACTGTATCATTGGAAAGGGCTATTCTAAAAAACTTTCAATTCCCTCCAATAGTATTTCACCCTTTACTTTCGTGACAGGATTAGTAACCTCAACAATATGACGAACCTTCGGCATAGTTTCAAAGAAATTTACCACATTCTCTAGTTGTTTTCCACTAAAGGAGTTGATGAATTCGTCAATTTCTTCTGAAGTCATATCAATGCGATTTATAGTTTCATCCTTAGTCTCAACTGATGAGATACACCGCTTAACCAATTGTGTCATTTTTTCAAACTCAGAATTCTCTAAATCAAGCCCTGCGACATCAGAAAGGCGAGGTGGGTTCAAAACAAGTTTAATGTCATCAGTCAGCTTGATTGTATCAGAATGTTCGACATTTGTTTGTACTTGAATACTTTCAAGGTCCACTTTAATTTCAGTTACCGTTTCATTATCGTCTGGACAATATACATTTAAGGATACTTCAGCACCAACAGACTTTGCTCTGATCTGAAGAAAGATATACTCAATGTCAAACATAGGGTTCTTATCTGCATCAACTTTACCATAAGTACAAGCAGAAACTAGGGTACTTAAAGCATTTGCAACCATGTTTTCGTCGTTTGACTCTTGAGCAATCATTAGAACTTTTTGTTCTTTGACCAAGAACGCTCGAAACTTAATCTCCTCCTGTGTTGATGGTACTGTTAGGGTGTACTCTGGTGTAGTTAGTTTAGGTAGTGCCATAATTTATTCATCCTTTATCATGTTATGTGTGTTTTAGAATCCTTATTGAGCCGCGGTCGTATTGCGAGCCACTTCCTGAGCAGAACTTACGTTGGTGCCAATTTGTCTTTCGATTGACAATGCGTCCCAATATTTGTATTGCATTTGAACAGTTAGTTTAAGTCCTGCTCCTGACGCTGGTGCGTAACTTAGATCAGTTCCGTTAATCTCCTTTGGAAAAACATCAAACAGTTTGACACCAAATACTTTTTTGTGTGATCTGTCTAACAAATATATTTCAGCAGAACCCACATAGTCGTCATAATAACCAATGTTCCAAGACCTTCTGTTCCAAGCAAGACCCTGCCATTGTTCAAAAAACTTTCTCTCACTGAAGTTTTGACTTGCTGTAAACACCATGTTGGTGCTACCAGAGAAGGTCACTCCATCAACAACCTCTTGTTGCACCGCGTACATATTTGCGTCTGGTGAACTAGCAAGGTTCATTCCAGGCATTGCAACAGATTCACAACGCATAGAAATACTTCGCATCTCGCCCTGTGTTGCTGGATGTCGGGCAGGTGGAAATATCATAACCTCATAGTGACTTGCAAGTGCAGCACCACCTGCTCTAAGTTCAGCAAGGCCTTGTTGCATAGTTGCAAATGCATTTAATTCGTCAAAAGTTTCTGGTGCGGATGCCATTATTATGTCCTTATTGTTTTTAATGAATCATTCCACACAGCTGTGGGGGACATTTCAGAATTTTGTTGGTGGAAACTCTCAACAGGTAAGAGTGAAGCAATAACAAATTCTGATGCTTTAATTCGTCTAATCTTGCTTCGTATATTAGAATTAAGATAATGTTTTACACAGGGTTTTGTTGCTTTAACTTTACTCAACAAACTTGCAAAATTAGTAATCACAACTTTTGTATTTTCAGTGAAACTTTCTCGACCCATGTCATCGATTTCTATTCCCTTCGCATATATATTTACCAAGTCATTTATCAATTTTAATCTAAATTGTATGGGTAAATAATGAAAATTAATCCCTATAAATTCCTTTTTAGGATTATAATTAAAGCTTCGATCAAGAATTGGAATCACTAACGGAAACCTGTCATAGTACGGAAGGGTCTTTTTGTATTTTGCATCATATATAAACATATTCATTTCACCGTAAAATGGACCTTGATTTTTAACGTGCATGTCCCCCGACGTAGTTAAATCTTCTGGTGTAGGAGTAGCAAATTTTTCAATTTGATCTCTATACCACGCTGGCGATGGTGTTTGCACAGATATTCTTGTGTCATCTCTTTCACGCAACATGCCCGCATCCCAAGCCTCATCTGCTAGGTATTGCAAAGCCATCTTTCTAATTTGTGTAATGAGCATATCAGTCATGTTATTATTTATACGAAATACCCAGATGATCTTCCGTTAATATCTTAAACTCCATACCATTATCTGCACACCATTCTGTAGCGTATCGCCACTTTGCATCGTTTACACCATAGGTTATAACCTCATTCATCCATCGTCTGGTGCGTCTCTTGGGTTCCTTGGGTGGTTTGCACTGCACCTTGGGTTTAACCTCAATAATCATCTTCTTGATTCCACCATCAGCCTGTTTGACCTTAATGTAGAAATCTGGGAAATATCTGTGCATACGCCCATCCTTGGGTGATAAATAGGGTATAATGATCTCTTCACTACCCCACTCAATTATGGATGCGCTGTTGTCACAGTATACCATAAACTTACGTTCCCAGAGAGAACGATAAACTATGTTTCGTGGATCACCCTTATATTTTTCGGGTTTCCTTGGTGTGTATCGACCTTTGTATGACATTCGTTATAAATAGTTCCATCAGTGTATAAGGATATTTAGACATGGCATTAAGTTCAAAATTCAAACCAATTGGTGCTTTCGATGCTGGGCGCATCAAGCAACAAAACCCGCCTCCCCCAAGTAACAACGCGCATGGTGTAACTGGTATGGATACCGACAGGTCAATCTTGTCATATCCAATGGACGTTGGGAATAATCCTAGATTTGCAAATTATATGCTCTTTACTTCTTTCTCTATGGTTCCAGCCAAATTTAAAGCAAATTCGTCTACTCAGACAAGACTAGATGAATTAGATATGCAAATTACTTTTGCCTCCACTGAACAGGATATAAAACGTATTGAAGAGCAAAGAACATCTGTAATAAATGCCCAGCGTGCCGCTGATCGGGTCCGATCAGCTGATAAAATGGGTGCAAATAAATCACTTCTGATTGCCGGTCAAAACTTTACACAGAGTAAAAAAACCATCGCGTTGTACATGCCTGCGAGCGTTAATGCAAAATATAATATGGAGTTTCAAGATGCAGAAATTGGTGTTATGTCAGAAGCTGTCATGGGTGTAATAAAACAAATACAATCAGGTGCGGGTGTAGGTGCCGCTCTTGGATCACAAGCAAATAATTTAGGAACAGCTGCGACACAGATGGGTCTTAAAGCATTAGATTCAATTCTTCCTGGCGCAAAAGATTTGGCTGCGATAGAACGTGGTACAATCATTGCACCCAGAATGGAAGTTATGTTTCGAGCTATCCAGAAAAGAAGTTTTGAGTTCCAGTTTACCATGATACCTAAAAATAAAGTTGAAACCTATGCAATATATGACATAGTTAGAGAGTTCAAACGAGCAATGACTCCATCATTTAGGATGAGTGGCTCAGTGAGAGAGTTAAGCTTTCCCGACCAGTTTCAACTTGCCTACTTTCACATCGACAAACAGAATACCTTCCTTAATAAAATAGGAAGATGTTATTTAGAGAGTGCTGATGTTACTTATGGTGGTGATAATTTCATCACACATGAATTTTTAGACTCGCCCGGCGGACCTAGTGGCGCGCCTCCAAGTAAGATTGCTTTGTCTTTGTCATTCAAAGAAATTGAGACAATGGATAGGTCTAGAATAGAGCAGGGTTTCTAATATGTATTTTTCACAGTTTCCTCTCATAGTATATGATTCTGTTGGTAATGGTGATTTCAAGTTAGTCACACATTTACTTAAACGTGTTGCAATTCATTCCAAAGCAAGCACTCAATCATCCTTGTTTGACACCTATGATATTGCCAACGGTGAAACACCAGAGATGATTGCACACAAGTATTATGGTGATGCAACGTATCACTGGATTGTTCTGTTGGTCAATAACATCACGGACAGATTTCATCAATGGCCTATGAACACTCGACAGTTTCTTGCACACCTTGCTGAGAGGTATGACAATGTGGATGGAGTGCATCACTACGAGATCAATCAGGTATCAGGTGATACCAGTGTCAAAATCAATATCGGTACTAGCAACATAGATGAAAATGGTGATACAATTTCTAGTGCAACGCTGATCACAAACAGAGAATATGAAGAAGAAAAACAGGACACGATCAGGAGAATACGAATGTTAGAACCAGCATATCTAGAGCAGTTCATAGAAGATTTTCAAAATTTGATAAGGAATTAAATAATTGGCTGAATTATCTAAAGGGGTTGCCCGTGGTGGTGAGTTTGAACTCGTCCAAGCGGACCTTGTTCTTTCAACAGGTAGGGTTGTAGGGTTAAAGGCCTCCATTATAAATCTCACACTTTTTGAAGATATCTTTCAATACACATTGACGGGACAAATTGTAATACAGGATGCAATGAGTCTAGCATCAACTGGGCCCATTATTGGTCAAGAGTATCTTAAACTTAAACTCAAAACTCCGACAGTAGGAGAACCAGACCGCATCATTGATTACTCAGAAAATGCATTTATGGTTACCTCTTTGGACTTGAGAGAACCTACTAGCGGTGGCTCACAAGTTTCTATATTGTCATTCTGTTCTAGAGAATTTGCAATGAACCAACGGTCTGTAGTAAATCGAACCCTTACGGGTAGTTATTCAGACATTGTTGAAAGAATGTTAAGAAAAGACTTGGACAGTCATAAAACATTTTACAAAGAACCAAGTGCGGAGTCAAAAAAAATAATTGCACCAAACATTGATCCCTTCAGTGTGATCTCTATTGCTGAGAGTAGAGCTCTGTCAAAAAAACACAGCGACCCAACTTATCTGTTTTTTGAAAATCTCCGTGGGTTTAATTTTAGGACACTTGGTCACCTTTATTCAAGAACACCAATGTTAAATTATTCACAGTACCCAGCTGGACAAAAAACTAATCGTAAGGGTTCTATTGATATTATGAAAAATATACAGAATCTTGAGGAGTACACGATATCTAGTTCTCCCGATACAATTTATAATCACAGTGCTGGTGTTTATGCATCACACATGATTGTCCATGACATCTTTTCTAAAAGTTATGAGAATTATACATATAACTATATTGATAACTTTTTCAACGAAAGACATGTTGACAGTTTTGGGAGCAAACCTATTTTCCCGTTAGCAAATGTATTGCCGATTAACCCAGCGGGTGATGATATCGCTGATCATCCAGCAAAACAATACTTGCAACCTACTACGGGTAAGTCATTTGATAACAGTGTTCAAGATAATTCATCCCAGACACCGTTTACTCCACACAATCCACAAAAATCAATGCAAATAAGAAATGCTCACATGCAAATGTTGAACACTGCGTTACAGGTCAACATTGATGTTTTGGGTACAACTGTTATTGCTGCGGGCGATATCGTTGAATGTAACATACCATTTTCTGGAACATATACTACTACACAAAATGAAGTCTTTGATAGGCTATACAAGGGAAGATTCTTGATCAAGGCAATACGTCATGATTTTAATCCTGCTGAGAACCAACACACAATGTCAATGAATTTATGTAAAGACAATTTCTTGGAACCTCTTGAAGCACCAGAAGAAAATTATGAACCAAAATCAAAAAGGTCTAAAGGCACAATCACGGAAACGTGGGACGACATTGGCTTTTAGGTCATAACATAAGGAGAAGTCCATTTCTAACACCTCTATATCCAAACATCAACAGCGAAAGGAACTTAAAATGGCTAAGACCAAAAACCGTATCAAGAAGATGACATTCCAGACCCAAGAGCGCACGTTAGATTATACACCACTTACAGAGGATGATAAATACATTATAGAGATGGCCGGATATAGAAAACAAGGACTGAACACAGATGAAAAACTTCAACGAACTACAGGAAGGGTTGCAAGACCCCAATATATTTAAAGCATTCTTTCTCGCCGGTGGACCGGGCAGCGGTAAGTCTTTCGTTGTCAGAAAGTCTACCGGCGGTACAGGACTCAAGATAGTCAACTCTGATGATGTCTTTGAGAAGTATCTCAAAGATGCTGGTCTAGAAATGGACATGACAACAAGGAAGGCTGAGCTTCAGCAGGAACCTAGAGACAAACTGTTTAAACAAGCAAAGGTGGTGACGCAAAAAAAGCAGGATAACTATGTTGATGGTCGCCTTGGACTCGTTATAGATGGCACAGGCTCTGACTATGATAGGATTGTAGGACAATCAAACCAGCTTAAAAGACTTGGTTACGACACTCACATGATATATGTCAATACCTCGTTGGACGTTGCACTTGCTCGTAATGCAGAGCGTGAACGTAAGGTACACGCCTCAATTGCAACAAAATCGTGGAAAGATGTTCAGTCCAACCTTGGTAAATTCAGTCAGCACTTTAGGGGCAACCTGATTATTGTTGATAATAACGATGTATTAGAAGATGATGGCACAGTGTTCAATAATGTGTTGAGACAAGTCAGGGGTTTGCTCAAGAAGAAGGTACGAAATCCTACAGCACATCAGTGGGTTCGTATGGAGATGCAGCGCCGCGGTATCACAAAAAAACCAAAATTTCTGTAAATTAGGCTATTGACAAATCCTTCTCCGTGTGGTAATATAAGTTATACACTGAGAAAAGGAAGACGTTATGATGAATTGCAACTGGATATTTCGTGACCTGATGACCAAGAAGCGGGTCATGAGAGAAGCAGGGATTGATGTTACCCCCTTTGACAACGAAAAGAAGGTCAATGAGGCCTTCAAAAAGTCAGGGTTGGTTTTCCCAGTATCAAACAAAGGGGGGCGGGCATAATGATCCTCACCCTCAAGGGCATCACCAACAAGGGTAAGAATCGTATTCGGGAACACGGAGACAAGTGGGAAGTTCTAGGACTTCCCCCCGGCGTTGTGAATATGACCCCCAAACCCGTGTTACCCCCCATAAAATCACTGAAAACAGGTGAATGGCGTTGGCTAGATGATGCCAATTTTTCTTGGATTCCGAGTCGATTTTAGTTGACAAAGCCCTTTTCGCCTGGTATACTTAGGTATAATCAGAAATCAAGAGGTTACAAATGGTTGACAGAATTACGATGAACAAGGGTGTTGCTCTTGGATACGGTAATCTAGACGATCTAGAGCTCGTTGGTCGCGCCTTCGGGTACGATATCTACAATGAAGAAGAAACACCCACATATCGTACTGTGTGGGTCTATGACCGCAATGTCACCAAACGAGTTCGTACTCTCTATGGTGACATGGAAACTCGCTACCGCATTGCTGCAAAGGTAGAGTTGTCGAAAGAACGTGGTGCATGGCACGTTGACCTACTCAGCGTCGATAGCCGGTACAAGGGTAATAACCTTGCCATCAAGATTTACAAGTTCCTCATGAGAAAGATGGATATCACA